CCTACCTTTAATGTGGATAAGTTTGTGCGTGTTGTCCAAGTACTGAAGCAACATGTCAACCGCAAACCTAATAGTATTGTCTATATTGTCCGGGTCGTGGTTAATTTTTACACTTCCCGTATTTCTCCAAAAAGAAACCCATGTCCTAACTTCTCCTGGAGTGGCGGACGTCATGAAAGATTCTGTCTTAAGAACATAATAAATCATGTTAGGGAGGTACGACTCCCAAGTCTCCGTTAAACCACTTGTCGGGAAGAAAACATTACGGTCGAAAATATACTCCACGACGGCATCCAACCCGGAAGTGGTGCCTTTCATCTTGTAAGCAGTTACCGCATTTCTTAGCTGCTGTCTCCACTCGGTAACATCCTTGCCGATTAATTTCCACCCAATTAAAGTCGCTAAGTAATCCAAGAACTCCGGAGGGCAGTTGTCGATATCAACCAAATCCCCGATAGAATCCACTACGTGATGAATATCATACGTAGCGTATCCTAGCGCACGCAAGAATTTACTAAGAGAGCCGCTATTGGCAAACTTAGTAGGAATTAAAGTAGAGGACGTGAAAACCTCTAAACTATCCCTCACCATAGGTGAGGAATCCATATTCTCGTCAACCCACAAGCCAAGTGAAGTCTTGTACGCATCAAGTAACTGCGTTCCAGACAAATATGTCTCCCCTGAGACTTGAGAGGTGGAAGATACGAACTCAGCGGGCATAAACCGGCTGGCATTTAAGTTGGGGTAGTTATACTCTCTGTTTTTCCAAATGTACTCGTAAAGAACATTAAGACAATCCTTTTCCGTAACAGTCTTTCCTTGGTATAGGTTTTCAGACCACAGGCTCGAAGCTAAAGAACTTAATTCAACGTGGTCTGCATGTTTAGATGTAATAGAGGGACCCGGACTGTTTAAAAGATGCAGAAGCCCCAACTTATCAACAAGTGTATCATGCGCCAGCCCAACAGTACTTACTTCGGGGTATAGAGAGGATACACCTGGAACGTTTGAGTTGTCTCCAGAGAACCATAAAGCGAAAGCTTGGTTGGTTCTATAATCAGAATTCAATATTGTTGCGCTAAGACCACTACCTTCCATGAACGTTACAAGCTCGGAGGATGCAGTAAAATCTTTCCAGTCATAGCCTAAAGGAGCTAAAACATAATCATTGAACACATCTGAGGTTACCCGTGTTAATTTATTTGCCGGGACAAATTTAGCCTGGAGTTCAGAAATACTACCTATTGCGCTCGACTGAAACAACGAGCTGGCATTTTCGACTAGCTTCAAATAATGAGCTAGAGTTTTGTAACTTAACTCTTCCCCTACACCAAAATTCAACGCCTCCCTGTCCGTGTACAGAGAGGGCACTAGGTGATTTATAGTTTCAATGTAGTTGTATTTCTGAATTGTCATTATACTATATCCACAGTAAGCTCAAAGTTGTTGAGTTGGATAATTTCGTTAACATTAACGTGGATGTCCCCGGGGAAGTTATCCACTGTAAAATAGCGAACACCGGGAAGCTCGTTCATATAGTTTTGTAGTTTGGAAAGGGATAGCGCTTCCCCAAACTCTCTACGGTCCACATCAAAGTAAGCTAAAAGACCATCTACCGCAACCTGTTTAATTGCGTTTCTTCTATGGACATCCGCCTCGTCAATTAACACAGTGCAGTTTAAATCCAAAGTTCTAATAACCCCATCTACGAGGGTTATCTCGTCCGTCATCATTTTAAGGTTGTTTAGGTGATTCAGAAGTTCCCCTTTAAGAAGCAGCGAACATCTCTCTAGTTGAAGTTGGGATGCTTTGGCAAGGCAGTAAATATCGATGTTGTTTGCGCCAGCCCCATTATTACGAAGAACCGCCATTGCTTTTCCTACAGTACCATTGGCAGATGAAAAATTATTCGCGGCAGCTGTGTAGTCTTCCCCAGTAACACATCTGTGCTGTGACTTGAATACGTGGGGGTAGTATTTCTTCGCGTGCGCTACGGATTCTTTATCTCTTCCTCCGGTGGCTTTAGTAATGTTTCGCACAGAAACATTCATAGTAGAACCGGTGTTTTTAGTACTAGGCACTGAAACGTTGATAGCATTCCTTCCAACGTTGCCTCTTTCTCCTCCTCCTGAGCGGTAAAATACTTTAACTGCTAAGCCTGGAGTTGGCTTCATTCCTTTAGTGCCATTACCAAAAGTTAACGCTGCACCATAATTTTCATCGTACTTCTTTTCGAAAACAGCTTGGTTTCCAGAAGCCAAGAATAAAGAATCAACCTCTTGCCACAAAGTACCGTCCGAAGATGAAACAGCAATACTGCCTTCAACTACAGGGGCTTCAGCCAATTTGATTTCAAAGTCTTCATCTACAAGACTAAACGTGTGGTCTTCCTCTTGAAGGGTCCCCTCAAGCATGTAAAAATTACCCATTACACGTTCTCCGGAATTTACATCAAACTCTAAATCCTCTATACCGCTAGAATCAAAAACTATAGTGCCATCGGCATTTCCTCTGTACAATGTAAAAGTTACCGGCTGTCCGTCTTTGTCACTGCCCGCTCTTAAAGTTCGGTTGGCTTTGGGGATAACAGTGCGTGTTGGGCTATCATCAAAAAAATCAGAACTAAGGGTTACAGTACATTCAGCTTTGGCAGCTGAAGGTCCTTTTGTTTTAACACCAATAAGATTTAGAAGCTTTTCCAGGTTCGCATCGTTTTTAACAGTAGTAATGTACCCCTCGTTCGCAACAAAGTCAGCTTTCAAAGAGATGACACTGGCTAGGTACGCAAAAAGCTCAACAAACATTACACCCATATCCGACTCAACAAAATTAGTAAACTCATCAGGGTACACAGCTCGCATATAATCCAACAATGCGTCTTTGTAAGAAGCAAAGTCAGTTAGGGAGTAATCGATATATTTCGGCTTATCCTGCTCAGGGATAGCCGCGTACCGCAGGTAGTCAGACTCGACCGTACCATCAAAGGCGGACACATTGTAAAGCGGGTTAGAGGGAAAGGACATAAGTTAGAACGCTAGGTTTATAGTTTCGGTAGCTAAAACATCGTCTTTCATAGCTACAGTTAAAGATATTAAAAGTTGAGACTCAGAAGTAAGACCTACAGCTTCCGTGGAGTGAGGTCCCACAGTCGTAGTGAAAGCCTCAGTAGCATCAATTTCTTGAACTTCAAAATTAATAATTTTTACTCTGGGCTCATAAGTTGCTAGCGCTGTAGCGATTTCGAATTGAATCTCAGAGAAAAGAAAATTATCCAAAGGCTCAAAAACAGCCAGATGTAGGTTTGTACCGAATTCCGGCAACATAACCCTGTCTCCTTTTTTAGTAGTAAGCAGGTCAATTACATTATTCTTTATAAGATGGATTCCATACTGCTTGGAAAACACTCCCCCAGAGTTACTAGGCGACAAACTGGAGTTTAAACCGACAATCGATTTCTCGACTCCCGTTGTAACGTACTTTACTTTGTACAGTGTTGCGTCTCCTAATGCCATTATGACCTATAAGTTTCTATATTTTTGAAGAATCCCTGCTGGGCGTTGTAGTTGGTTTTTACCTCCTTTATAGATAGAGGTTTTGAATACATTTTAAAGCTTCCTAGGAATCCATCCAAACCACTGCGTGGAATCTTTCGGGTGGAGCCTGTGTTAGTTTGACCTCCTAGAGCCGGTACATGTTGACCGTAAAAGCCACCGAACGAATCGGTGTTTAAACGTCTTCCATTGTGTTGTTTATATTGGTCGTTTGTGTTGTACCCTAAGAACCCTAGGGGAGTTGTAGTTCCGGGGGAATTTTGAGAGGTACCAATCATATCAGTAAACCCACCTCCTAAAATCCAAGGAGTAAAGATAGGATATTTCGGAACAGCGGAGTCCTCTACACCTTCGACCAAACTTTCGGTGTGGGCACCCTCCTGTACAAAACTTTGAGTACTTCCTCGTGTAACTTCAATAGGAGAAGGAACCCCTAGTGGTACGTTCTTTGGAATGCCAAAGGCGTCTGATATGGAGGATGTAGCTAATACTTCCCCATCAATAAACACAGAAACGGTATCATTCTTATAATCAAAAGAAACATTATAGTGGGAAAATTCTACATCACAGCTGGAGCAGCTTTTTCCTGCAACGGAGGATACAGACACAGGAATCTTCATACCTAATTCGGTGCCTGAAGTTGCATTTCCGTGTCGTGTAGGGTTAACCAATATAGTACCGTCCGTAGCGTCTTTAATCTGTTTCTCTTGAATTGCAACGCTGTGACCCCATTCCCAGCCATCCTGCTCCCCGATAAGTGAGTTTTGACCTACAGTAGGGAGAATTACAAATTCTAGGTTTCCTACACTAGAGGCAGCATCAGGTCCAGCAGTGCCTGCTCCTGATACGTCTTTGTCTCTAAAGCCAATCAGTAGACCTTTCGTAGGTCCGGTATCGTCCACGGTTGTGTCAGCAGTAATAAAACTACCGGGCTCAGGGTTGTTGCCTGAGTTTTCACACGCGGCTACAATTCTGTACCGGTGGTGTCCCGTTAAGCCAGACGATACTTCAGGGATATGTGTCCAGAAATCCATAGACCACCCGTCAGTCCCATAGGTTAAACCGTTAACGTCTTCTCCTGCAGGGAATAGTTTTCCGTCTTTTATGTTGTTAGGAAGCCTTACATAACAACCTCCCTGGTTATTATTAGTGTCTTGGGCGTCAATCGGCTGGTAATAAATACCGTACCTAGCTTTGGCATCGTAAATCGTTCCTCGTAAGAAAGGAATGCCGATACCGGAAGGGAAAGCGTGGTCAGTAGATGAGGCAACAAATTTACCGTTAAGCGCAACAGACCCTTCCGCGTAGTTGTCCAGCTCATACTTGTTTTTATCCGGAGAGGTTACATCTGGCTTTAAGAAATTGTAGCAAACGACCAACCCATCGGTAACCAAGGAATCCCCAAGCCCTTTATATGATGCTTGGGTGCCAGAGACGCCGCCCTGGTTTTTCACAAAGTCTCCCATGGAGATTTCATCAACATTGAAGTCCTTTAAGTAAATGGTATTAAGTAAAGGATTGCCTTTAACGAAAATAGGCTCTACAGGAACAACGACGTTCTCAACATCCTCGGCAATAACAATTCTTTTTTGAACTTTTAGGTCAGGAATAATGGCTGTACCTTTTAAGTATGAGAAGTCGTTTAGAGGCGCTCTATGTAGTCTCTTTCGAACACGAGTCTCACCGGTAGCAGTGTCTACATCAACCACAACATCTCCGACACGTTTAACGGTGTCGGTATTTGGGTCGAATGGGAAATCGCTGCCATTAGGGTGGTATCCATTGGACACTAACAGATGTTTTCTTTCAGCAGTAGTTAAAGTTTTAATAATAACGTCTTGACCAAGCGGATGGTCTACTTCAGTAATTTCTATACCTCCGAACAGACCAAACAATTGAAGCTGTTTCTTACGCTTTTTAATCTTAGCCTCGTAAGAGTCACTGTGAGCCATTTGGCTTCGACGGTAATTTACAACAGTTGGGCTGTCGGCGGCAAATCCTGTCTCCGTAAGTTCTGTAATATACTTCTCAATTTGAGTATGGTGAATGTTTCTGTCGCGAATATACGCTTGTAGGATTTCATCGATTTCTAATAAGCGAGCCACGTTTCCTTGAGGGTCCTCACCTTCAAAGTCATCACTAAAAATAGTATTAGATATTTGACGTAAGTCGCTTTCTGTTAACTCCTCACCTCTACCTCCTGCCCATGGCTGGTCTTTTAAAGTCCAGGTATTAGAGTTAAATATTATGTCCCCTGTAAGCGGAAGCCCTCCTGTCCGAGAATCATAATACAAACCATCTTCAGAAAGAATAAATTTACCATCAGTAGATATCGGAGGTCCATACACTAAATCAAACCGTCCAACTTCCTCTTCTGGCTTGGGGACCTTACTCTTCAATTGGGCTTTAATAGCCTCTCGGTATGCTTTATTATGTCTGAAAGGTTTAACTACTGAGTTTACAACATGATTTTCATACTGGGAAACTAATGCGAGCTGCTCTTCGGAAAGCTGTCCAGAACCTAGCAGTGCTTGGTAATTGAGTCTAGGCTCCTCTTCCATGCCGGATGCTCTAGCCTGTAAAGTTGTGGTAATCAACTCTAGCTGTGCTTCGACGTCTGCCAGCTCTTGCCGTAACCTTACATAGCCATTGTAAACTTTGCGAACTTTGTTATTAAAATAAGTTCTTGTATGGGTCGAGGGTTGAGGGAACTGATTATACAGCTCGGCTCTCGCCTGCCTAATTAAACCAGCCAAGTTTCCGGCGGGTCTTCCTGAAACAAAAACCTCTTCCCCCGAATTCTGCAAAATGGACATAGTGTCTATGGAACTTTTTAAAGCAGCAAGCTTAGCTTGGGCTCGGTCAGCACCTAAATTTCCAGAATTAGGGGACAGGAATAATCTTTTATTTCCGTTGGAGTTGTATTGTTGGTGCTGTCCCGTCAAACGTACCAATCTAGCACGGGAATTAGACACACGGCGACTAAGTCGTCCTAGGGTTGTAGTTAGGACATTAGACATCGCAGTAAGTGCGGTGCTATTTAACAGTTTGATAGTTGATTCAGAAAGCATTTATTTAATATTTACAAAGTTCGTTCCGGTTGTAATTCTATGGCTGCAGTTAGTTTTACTTCCAACAACAGCTACGGCTTTTCCATTAATAGTAACATACGGCTTTCCCTCTACAACTTTCCACTTACGTTCAAAGTGAAGGTTTGGAAGAGGAGGAGGTGGAGTTTCACCTTCCGAGCCGGCAGGGGGGGGAACAACATCTCCCGGACCTTCATACCCATCGGATACAGTACCGGCACCGCCAGAATAGTTCCCGGTATGAGTAGTTCCCTCATCACCTACGACAGAGACTAGCCTTCCGTTAACCTTAACAAAATCTTGAGACATATAGATAACGCGACCTTTCATAGGTAACGCATCTAACTCACTATTTTCTCTTGCGATACTAGGCATACAATTTCCTCTCCTTCGATGTGGGAGCTACATTATTTAGTGTAACAGCTGTAATTTTGAGTGCTTCTCGGGGAACTTCGCCTAAACCCTCGCCTGAAAACAGGGAAGCTTTCTCGCCCGCCGAAAGAACTACTTCTCGAAGAGGTATAGGAACTCCCGGACCTATACCTGAATCCGCGTAAACTGAGGTGATACCGCTAGCATCGGAAGTGGTTCCTAAAGTACGGTCTATTTCCCCAATAGTAATGCTTTCATGAGTGACGCCAGCCCTTCTTACTGGAGGACCTAGGAGAGGAATTAGTACCATTAAGTTCTCTCCCACCTACCGTTGGTAGGATTATAGGTATACTCTCGTCCAGACGACATGGTAACTTTGTACCCTGGATTTTGCTCGTAAAACCCTTCATAGTATAAAGTAAGAAGTTGAACTCCAGCCTCGCCTAGAGAATTTTCCCTGCAAACGGCAACTATAGCCTCCCCATCGTCTACCCCCGGAGCACTTCTATGCGAAAGCACTATAGGCTCAAACGCTACTGAATCAAAAAATGTTTCTTGTAAATCTAAAGCAGAGGTTCCGCTTGCGATGCTTGCCATTGTATTTCCGACATATTCGCTAGAACTAGCAATAATAGGAACCCTGGTAGTAATAGGCTCATAAACACCATTACTCCTCAGCTTGTACAGGTCGTAAACGGCTTTATTCGCCTGATTATACTCAGCCGCGTAAAGTTTAAGTCTGGTAATAGTTAAATTTCCCCTTCCTGAAGAAAGGGATTCATCTTCCACTATTTGGGTCTTCTGGTGAGCGTCGTTCTGTACAAGGGTAATAAAATCACCGGACGAGGTGGTAACCTCATTCCCGCTTGGTACATATCCGCTCCCTACCAGACTGACCCTTTCGAACTTTGCTTCTCGTGGCAGAGAAGGACGTTCGTAATCAAATGTAACGGCTAAAAATGCGTCATCGGTGCTGAGCTTGTCACCGGTTGTGTCAGGTAAAGAGGAATTATAAAGTTCTATAAACTGACGTGCTCCATTGGTGTACTGACCCGCGTGGTAGAAAGCTTCGACACCTACCGTATAAGTTGGGTTGTCTAACACAAACGCGGAAACCACAGACGACAACCCATCACTATCAGCCTGAGTCGCTGAAACGTCCATATAAAGTTGGTCTCCTACAGGTAAAATAAACGGGGACACATTAGTGACCTTGTAGAGAGTATTTAAGCCTGTCTGAGAGTCTTTCTGACCTTCCGGGTCATCGTAGCTAGGTGGGACTCCGGACGCAGCTTGGGAGCTTGCTGTAAGTCCTAGCTGCTCATGAAAGTGGTAATACTGTATGTCGTTAGAGAGGGTGTTAACTCCACGGGGACCTTTAACCCCTTGAATAGGAAGTACATCGTCAGCAGCTTTACCTACATATAAATCCACCGTAAAAACAATAGGAATTGAATATACAGTTTCTTTTGTATCCCCACCGCCAGTTTGTCCGGAAACATAAACAGTATAGTGCGCTTGTGGACAGATGGTATGTACATCCGGACTCAAATTCGGATACACTTTAAAGTTCGATATCTGAAGAACTTGAGTTGAGTTATTGTCGATAATCTGTCTCCGGGAAGGAACAGCATCGTAAGGGAATCCTAGGTCAATAGTAGCCATTACGATATACCTCCAGGACCGGGGGCTTCACCTCCACCAGGGGGAAGGTAAATTTGAGTGGCATCGTATCTATCAGAATCCACCCCAGGTAACCCATCCACGGGAGCCCCCTCTCCTTCGGAGGTAAACCCAGGAAGAGTTTGTTTTTCTACAGGAGCGGAAGTAACCTCGATTGCGGCGGGTCCCACATCAGGGGCATCAGTATCTGTTTCAAAGTCTACGCGGCGCTCTAGCTCGTCGTCAACAAATCCATAGACTCCGTCTACCTGGAACCAGCTGACGATAGGACCGCCGCCACCACCTTCGCCTCCACCGTCATCAAAACGTTCACGGTCAGCGGCATAAATGTCTCCGTCAATACCTTGGAAAGGAGGACCTGTTTCACCCCCACCACCGCCGCCGCCTCCGCCGCCGCCTCCGCCGCCGCCTTCGTCAGCAACAAAGGTTAGTCCTTGAAGATACCCAGGAGTCGCTGGGGTCGAAGGAGTGACAGGGGTAGTCGGAGTAATAGGACCTGTAGGAGTCTCAGGAGGTGAGGGCGGTGAAGGTGGGGTTACAGGTGCTGGAGGAGTACCGCTAGCAGCACCCCCACCTGCGCCCGGGGTAACAGGACGTGCCGGGAACCGAGGTGGTGAAGGAATCCAAGGACCAACAGGAGTGACAGGACCTTCAGGTTGAGGCTTGTCACTTCCCCCAGGAGGAGGTATGTTCCCGCCAAAGAAAGTATCGCCGTCTTCGTCGTCGTCTCCATCTTGTCCCGGAGGAGGAATGGGAGGCGCTTTGAACGGATTTATACCTTCTTCTCCCGGAGGGGGAGGAGGAGGAGGTGCGGTCTCTTCAGTATAGGGGTCATCCGTGGTGTCATCTTCTAAATCATCATCACCATCGCCAGCTGTAAGACCTAAAGTTCCCGCATCTCCATCCTCGGAGGTGGCGAACTCTACTTCCGTGTCTTCTACTAAAAACTCACAGGCTGACTCAAGAACTTCGTCCTCGAATTCTCTAGAATAATCGGAAAGATTATCCGACATATGGATATTTTCGGCTGTGAGTCTAATTGTTTTCGCACTAAGGCTAATCGTTTCCTGCGCAGAGATATACGTTTGTGTGGATTTGATAGACACAAGACCGTTTTCACCTTTATTGCCAAACAACATCAAGCCTTGCTTATGGTCGTTCAGGACAATTTTCTTCTCCTTTTCGGACATAGTAAGGTTTTGTCTACCTGCCAAACCATTCTTAATGGTAAAATCACCTTGGGACCTAGTACCTATAGAACCTAGAATACCCTCACTCTCTTCTCTGTTCCACGCATTCAAACAAATCTTATACTTAGCGGCTGCGAGAATATCACCTTCTTCAATGTCCACCTCTAAGTTTCCTTTTGCTAAGTTAGTCACCAAGATATGAACATCTTCCGCATCGGAATCTAAAATACTTATATTTATATTCCCTTCCTTCGTCTCAAAGAACAGAGTGTTTTTAGCGTAGACTTGAATTGAATCCTCAACACCTTCATCTCCCGCTGTGGACTGAATCCAAATTCGGTTAGGACCTCCGTCATCTTCCCACTCATCGCCATCAGCGATAATAATCCTATCGCCTGTCGCTCCTGCGGTTCCTGTAGGTTCCGTACCTACATCTGTCCTTGGGTCGGCATCATCCAACAGAATAACTTTACCACCGGCAGACTGTAAGGTGACATGTTTCTCCTCATGTTCCGTGGTATGCTTTTCGGACATTAAAATTTTATGACCTTTAGGGGTTTTCCAGATATACTGTTCAGGTTGCCCGTTCTCCTCGTAAGCTATAAAACCCTCTGGATTTCCATACGACATTATAGGACCTTCTTTAGTTCTGCCGCGTATAGCATAAGGGTCAGTAGCTTCAGACTTTTGAGCTTCAGAACCTTCACCTTTAGCCTGCATAACCTTAACTTCAGCACCATGTTCTGCTTCTAAGTTATACAAGCACCCTAACCAAACCCAACCTTCTCCTTCAAGCTCTGTAATAATAACGGTAGCTCCTTTGCCAGGGACGGAAAAGAACCCGTACCCAGCACCACCAAAAGGTGTTGCCATTTTTGCGTCGAATGGCTTATCTTTGGCTACTACATCACATAAAACTTTAATAGTGCCTCCTGCCTTAGCATCAGACACATCGTGTACCCGCGCAGTTAAAATTTTTCCAAATGTCTGGTTAACTCTGCCGGAAGGCATTGCTTCATAGTTACCCCCTACAGAGTTCACTTTGTAATCCCTGTCAGCTACCCCTGTATTTTCAAGTAGCGTTGTAAGAGCATCAACGCGTGCTTCTAACTCTCTAACGCGTTTGTAATAACTCATTGAGGAGGACCTCCTTCAGAGGAGCCGCCAAACGGGTTAATCTGATTAAACAGGTCGCCAAACCCCGACTTGAGAGCTTCAAAAAGTACAGGGGTAGCTACATGAGTTTGCGCCTGTTCTCCGCCCCAAGGCGCACTCATCTCAAACGGAATTAATTTCAACTCGGTCTTAAAGCCGACACCAGGGGAGATGGTGTGGGTGTACGATACAATTTTATATTTACCATCAAATGCGTGATTGCTTCCTATGCCGCGCATTCCTGTGCCGCGCATATCCGGCATGGACAAAGTAACTTCCCTTCCTATTTCGTCATACCTGCAAATTTCTGGTATCCCTAGTGTGGTTATTTTAGGCTCAAGAAAAACCTTTCCCCAATCAAGTACAGCCTTTTCTAGTTTCTTAGAATGAACAAATTTATTCTTCTTAAGTCCTCGAACCTCTGCAGTTTTTGGGGCACGAGAAAAAGAACTTGGGTTGGTTTTCTCTAGCATTGCGATTTCTGATGCCTTTAACCCAAAAACAGAACCTAACAACCACTTTGTCAAATTTTGGGGAGCCCAGCCAGGGTAGTTTCGCTCAATCCCTTTTACAGCATCTTCAAACTTAAAAAGTTTCTCATTTAAAACAGGCTCCATACGGTTAGCCTCCGCATCATCTACTGAACGTGTTTTATCGCTATCGCCAACTCTTCCAGATGCAATCGCTCCAAGAGAATCAGCCTCTGCCTTGAAGGATGCTACGATACTTGACCATCCACCAACATCTAACTTTAGATTTACACCTTGAGCAATCCAAGGAAATGATTTTATAGGTTTTAGGTGCTTACTTGGAGGAGCGGCTAAGGAAATGTCCAGTTCCCTTTCTTCACAAATATAAACAACTTTGTCCGTTTTTGGAACTGGTCCAAAAACATTTTCCTTAGCTTTTCCATTCTCGTGTAAGAACTCAGCCGAGCTTATTCGGTAGGCTAAAGGATGACCTTGTTCTCCTATTATTTCATTACCCCAGTTAATAAAATCGTTCAATGCATCCTCTACGGATTGACCGGGTTTTATACTCATAAGCAAGCCCGGTTTGTCTTTTTTGAATGAGAAATCCCCTTCCGGACCTCCACCCCAGTCCCCCCTTAGCTCTGTCTCACCTCCTCCTCCATCTTCAGACGTCATGAAAGCAATATCATTGGCGGAGAACGGGTCAGACGTAAAAACAAACTCAGGAGTACTGTACGGCTCTGTCATAGCAGCAGTAGGCGGCGGAGGCATAAACTCTAGAGTGTTTAACGTGTTTATCTGTCCAACTCTTGCGTCAAGCGCCGTAGTATTTTGAATAACCCGAACAACAGAATCATTGGTCAGCCGAAAAAACCAAACCCCTGGTCCATACTGCTCAAAAGCAGCTCCGTCGTCCTGAGGTGGTACTTCAAACATAGAGTCGCTCCAGCCATCACCACCCCCTTCTCCAACTAAGGTTAGGTTTCGCTCAGCGTACCGAAGAGTCGGTGCGGAATGATTCCAACGTCCGGAGTCATCTCTATCCCAGGTTCTAAGGTCGGATGTTGATTCGTTAATAATAATTTGCTTAGTACCCCCTGCCCAGTACTCATACCGCCCGCTGTACTGGTCTTCCCAATTAGGAAGAGTTACGGTTTTAAAAAGTAAATCCCGTGCCTCTGTAATTTGTTGTAAATACTCACTTGGACCTTCAATCTCTGGGGAGAAAACGTTATCCGCTACCGCCGGAACATTGCGAGGCTCTTTTGAGGCTCCAAGGAGTTCTTCTACAAAATCTTCAGGAGTTGATATACTTCCTAATTGTTGAATTCCTGGGCTATCGCCTACTGACCCGGACTTATCCCTTTCCTCTCCTTTATCGCCTGATTTTTCCCTATTAAAATTAGAGTAAAGTTGTCCTATCGGGTCATCAGGGTCGAATGAGCCGTCTACGGGAGGTACGTATTCGAAAAAAGGAGATTCCTCCAAGAAAGTGATGTTAGCCAATAACTTAGCATAATCATCTGACATATTGTCTATTTCGGCATCCGACCATGTTTGAGGTATATACTTTTTCCATTTCCCACTGGAGCCACCATTTTTCTGGTCCTTGTGCCCGCTTTTAATAGACCTTTTATACGCACCGATGGCAGCTTCAATATTAGCTTTAAGACCGTTATGGTTTAGGACACAAGAAATTCCTTCCATGGAAAAGGCGGACTCTACAAGGGTTTCTATTGCGGCGGCAGTGTCTCGAAATGCAGTCAAGTCTACGCCTGTTGAAAAACCTATTTTAGCTTCAGCGGAAGAACCTTTCCAGTTAGTTACTTTAGAATGTTCTGAGAGGTCGGAACCTCCAACAGCAAAATGCAAGTCCATCACAATCTCTTGACCTAGGGACAGGTTGTAGTTCGCACGCACTAAATGGCATTTTAATTTTTCAGACGTGCCTTGGTCGCCCTCCCAACCAAACCAAATAGTAAAATCTCCATCGTCGTTTAACAAATGGTCCATTATTTTCTTTTCAATTGCAATTGAAGGAATAACAATAGACATCTCTACCAGGAATTTGCCGTCTGTACCTCCAGAACCGCGTGACCCATAAGTGAACTTAAAAGATTTTAATGATTTTTTAAGCTCAAAAGGGTCCGGTGACATAGCAACAAAAGCGGTGCCTTTGTTAGTAGCCGCGAAACGACCGAAAGCACCCGGTCGCATCCAGTAAGGAGTCTTGAGGGTCTCGGAGATTTTATTGCTCATGTCGAAACCTCATTAAATGGAACTCCCGGTATTTCCGGAACGAAAACTTTTCTGCCTGCTACAAGTTCAGTTTTTGCGTCATCAATTCTATTCGCGAGCATAATAGCCCACCATAAAGATTCGTCCCCATAGACTTGTAAAGCTAATAAATCAGGACGACCGGTCATACCTTCAGGTATTATAGCAATTCTATATCTGTTGTTTTCCAGATTTTCCATAAAATCAGAAAAATCTAAAGAAGTAAACAAAGAAGACACCAACTTATCTCTATGGAAAGTTGGTACCGCATTAAAAATTTCAAAAGGGTTACTAGCCATTATACTTACCTTTAATTTAAATAAGTAACTTCTCCAAGATTCCACCCGTGATATTCTTCAACAGACAACCGTATCATTATTGCACGGGAATCAGACTCATAAGCACCTAACTCATAATCACTTGATATTTCATAACTAGTTACAATCAAGGGAGGGTATTTCAACTTACTCCCATAAATCTCAAAAGAACATACAGGTGGTCCTTCCCTACCGTAAGTTCTGTCTAGAGGCTCTACAGAGTTACGAGCTACTTTAATTGCTTTCTCAACTTCCGAAGCTTGGTCGGCATGAGGAAGAGTAAACTTAAACTCAAAATCCGCAGCCCAAACGGAACCACCGACCCACAACCGGAGAGGTTCCCGTCTTCTGAAAATCTGTGTGGTTGCGTATCCGGCTTTTTTCTTTTCTTGTATTTTAGGATTTTCAAAAATACTGAAACTACCAACGCCTTGCGCAGTAAACATTCCTATGCTTGATTTATTGTCACTCATAATATTATCCATCCTGCAATAGAACTCTCTGAATTTCGTTGTTTTCTTTGCTTATCTCATTTGTTTCTTGTATAGCTGTGAGAACTGAGGAGATTGCCGAGGTCAGAGTCTTAACATCTTCAGCTATAGGAGAATCTTTGACGGCGGTTATAAGGTCGTCCCATTGCCGTTGTAATGCCCGTTGTTTTAGAATTTCACTTTCTCGTTCAGTAGGAATCCTTTGTGTTCGTAAATTAGCGTCCAAGTAATTGCGGTCTTCTTCGCTAAAACCGAATGTAAGTCCTTTCACGAAGGTGTCGCGACTGCCCCTCCAAGCATCCATCTCTTCCTCTTGCCTTGCGTTGCGTTCTCCTGCAATTGACCCGTGTTCGACCCAGCCCGACACTCTATCCAACCCTCTCCCACCAACTTCCATGACGGTGGTAAGCGGGTTATGCCACTCCCCCTGGACGCCTTTGCCTACCGTCTTTAAAAGACCTCCAGCAGTGCCGAGGACCATCTCCGCCGCGCCAAATGCCGTATCCCAAGCAATTTCCGCAACATCGCCAACAACGCCAAGGGGGTTCCAGTCCTGCCACGCATGTTTTATTTTCAAAAATATAAACTCTGCGCCAATCGCAAAAGCGTCAATCATTGTCCAAAATATATTCCGCACTATCACTCCTCCGTATACTAGAGCGTTGTGCCCCCACTGACTGAGAACAGACTTAAATTGTTCCGTCCATAGTTCAAGATTTTCTTTAAAGGTATTCCAAGCTTTTTGTATACCACCTTGGGTGAAAAAGTCCCACGTCGCCACCACCGCTGTTTGGGCACCTTCCCAAATCTGAGATACCAATGAGCCTGCTTCTGCGATTTTCTCTTGCATCTGGGTTATGCCGCCGTTCGCTTCGAACTCGCTAAAAATTGCAATGGCTTTATTAGTTAGACCTAAAAGCTCACCACTAATCCAATCAGCTATTGTTTGCGCCAAATCTACTACCTTACCACCAAGGTTGTTTGGACCCATTACGTTACCTAAAGCTTCCATTGAAGGGGTGAATATACTAAAAAATGCGTTCGCAAGTTTGTCCATTGTAGCAGACAGTTTTTTCTCCGCATCTTCCCTTACACGTAGGTCCCGCGTAGATGTCTGCATTAACTTGAGAAGTTCGCCAACTGAACCTAATTCGGCGGCAGCCTTATCCAAAATGGCAAAGTCCCCTGCTTGGAAGCTGAACGTTTCTCCGAGTAACGCCCTAATCGTTGCGGAACCTTCCCCCTGGAACATACCCTCCTTGACGGATTTTAGAAGCGGATAAACAACTTTGGACATCAAATCCTCCGCTCCCATACCTTCAAGGTTTTCCGGTAGTCCAAGCCTTGCTCTCAACGCCTTCTGTTCTGGGGTTTCGCCTATAAACTTAGAGACAACATTCAGTAACGGTTCAAGCTCAGCGCCTCCACCCTTCATCGATGCGGCGATGGTAGTCATGACAGCCCGCAGGTCATTGGCGAACTGCGGTCCGTAAATACCAGCAGCGTCTGTGAATGTTTGTTGGTGTTTATTTAACGCGGTAGCGAGAAGCTCCGGATTGGCTTCGGTTAAATCCGCTATATTCATCAATTGTGTTAAAGCCTTTGTTTGCAGCTCCTGAGACGCGTTCATGGTATTATTCATACCTCTCGTTAGTTGCAAGAAGGGACCCATATCTAAACCTAAGGTTTCTATCTGACTGAGAACGCCTAAAAACTGCTTATCCTGCGAACCAAGACCTTCTTGCATAAACTTGCCAAAGCTTTGTAAAACTTTGTCAAACCTGCCAGGAAGGTCAGCCACCCTTTCTAGAGCATCGTATACCTTACCTTGGTTGAGGGTATTAGACTTAACCATTGCGGTCTTCAACCCTTCGCTAGCTCCAATCTGCTGCGAAATGGCGCCCTTGATAGTCTCCAAAAGCGAGTTGCTTTTGTTCAAACTATCGGTTAACCTCTCTAAGGCTTCCTTCGTGTCTTGTGCCATAAATTAAAAAGGGTCTACCCCTAAGTATTTAGTGGGGTCCACTACAGAAAGGTCTCTTAGCTTGCGTATGTCGTATTGGCGGACATAGTCTCCTACCTCAGATGCGCCGAGCCTCGTAAAAAATCTTTTAATCATCTGAGCGTGACGCCAAGGGATTGGACCTTTTTGAGAAAGTCTCTCCACTATCAAATCTCGAACACCTTCGTCCTCAACGTAATTCAAATTAACAGCCAGCATGTACCTATTTCCATTCTTTGCAGTGTAAAAGGCATTTCCGGTTCTTTTACTTTGGAGCAACATCACTAAAGGGAATGGGTCGGTGGCAGTCCTGCTCCTATAAGTAAACGTGTAAAGGTTTGAGTTAAAAGAGGCTACGCGGGACACAGAACCTATGCGAAGCATAGCTTTTTTTAGTTTTTCGCTGTAATTAGATGCCACTTTTCTCCGTAACCCTCTATTATATACTAATGTGGAGTGGTGAAGAGAATTTAGACAACGAAATTGCTGAATTTCTAGAGCAAATCGATTATGCGCTATCCTTTAAATTTAAGGAGAAGTGGAAGCATAGATTCTCTACGACATTTATTAACGTCTTCCAAGAAAAAATAATAACGGCTTTAAAACGACAAAAGCCCTTTAAGCTGTCCACTCTAGAAATGACTTACATAAAAAAGTACAACTACAAAAAGGAGTACGTTAGGGATTTTTACGAGTGTATTAATATCGGCTTGTATAAGCCTCTAGTGGTAGACGATAGGTACAAGAAGGAAACTCCCTCTTAAACTACTTGCTTCAGGGGTTTACTCGGGGCTTCTGATAATGCCCTTTTACCACCGCTCGCTTGGCTTTAGCTTCCTCGATTAATTTCTGAGCCTTAACAGGGTCAGCACCTTGAGCTGGGCAAATATCCTTATACCCGCACCAGTCGCAGAAACGGTTAACCATAGGAGGGAAATCCTCCTTCTTCCTCTTTCTAATATCCCAAATTTTATTCTTTTGGTCTTTTAGAAACATATTGACGTGGTGCGTCGGATACTTAATTGACACGAACTTATCCAAATGAGGATAGTAGTGAGCTACGGTGACTCGGTCAATAGGAACATCGTACATTTTATGGATGGCGTACGCGTACATCTGCATCTGAGCATCATTCTGAAGGTCTCTCTTGGACGCTGCGCGTTTGCTGGTCTTGTAGTCAATAACCAGTAAATCGCCAGACTTACCCATTACAACGCGGTCTATGATGCCATTAAGGGTATAATCGCCACAGGGGGATTTGACAGAGAATTTCATCTCGGTGCTTATAGTCTCTGTCAGAGGTTTGTTGAAGGTTAGGAAGTTTCTTAAGCACTTTTCAGTCAGCGCTTCCTTTTCCTTTCCAAACTCGTACTGGCTGCGGATGGACTTGGCAATAGCTTCCAGCTCTTCATACGTAGTACACGCTACCCCATCCTCAAGAATCTTGTGGATGTACTGTCCGAACTGTAAGGCGTCGGTAGAGAGGGTTTCGTTAAAATCTTCCTTCAAGTAGTCAATATATTTGAATTTGTACTTCTTTTTACACTCGTCAAAGACTTTAATTTTACTAGGCGATACCTTATCGATAAACATATGAAAATTCCATCCAATGTAATTAAAGACTATTTACAAGAGAAATTTGAAACTTTTCTTGTAAAAAACGACGAGTTCCTAGTGAATTCGTTGTTTGTGGAGGATTCTAAGTTTCATATGTCCATCAACATGACTACAGGTCTATGGCAGGATTTCAAGTCTAAAGAGACGGGAAACTTTCCGCAGCTAGTAGCTCACGTTGAGGGTATTTCACACCAAGAAGCCCACAAGTATATAGGGAGAAAGCTATTTGATTCTCCGGAAGCCCTTTTCGACGTCTCGACCGTGCGCCAAACTGAAATCTACACGGGGAAACCCAAAGTAGAGGAAGAGTTTGTTAACTTTAAAAAGCTAAGCCTTGCGCACGCTCTGCTATCTGATTCCTTGACAGAACGTTTAGCCGCGAAGGCTGTTATTTCCAGAAAATTGGATAGGTTTCCGTTCTACGTAGGAATGGAAGGCAAGTACGCTAACCGCCTAATCATCCCTTACAATTACAAAGGTCAAATGATTTACTTCCAAGGTAGAAGTTTGTCCTCGTACGGAATGAAATACTTAAACCCAAGTAAGAACACCCACGGAGTAAAGTCCAGTGAGATTCTTTTCCCCTTTAACGAGTCCTTAGATTACGTAGTAGTGACCGAGGGACCTATGGATGCTATTAGCCTCCAGTTAAACGGACTAAACGCTACTTGTATCCAAGGAAGTATGATGTCGTACACGCAAGCAAGAGAACTCGCCAAAAAGAAAGTTATACTCAGCTTTGATAACGACGACGCAGGAAAGGAAGGAGAGGAGAAAGCAAGAAACCTCCTACTACGCCTTAACACCTCAAACATCTACACCGTACGCCCTCCAGAGCAGTACAAAGATTGGAACGCGTTCCACATAGACCTAAACGACTCTAAGAGCCTATTTAAGTACGTTCAGTCGAATATCCGAAAAATGGATTTCACGTACTTTGTGTCACAAGGTCTATCTGCAGATTAGATTGAACTTATCGCTATAGATGGTTTCGTCCATCAAAGTATAGCGAACTTGAATGTCGTACCTGCCTACACTAGAGAATGTGTAGCTGTACTTCATAGTGTCATCAGACGTGACATTATCAACATCAGCCCAAGCTTGCATGACGTCCCAGGCTCCGTCGTTCTCGTCGTACTTTCTAATTTGAATTGCAGCGGACTGGATTACAGATTCGTTAAAAATAGCCCTCACATCCTTCGGAATGGATGTATCGTTTAGGGAGATATCCGTAGCGATAGAAAGGACGACTGTGCTACTAACGTTTACGTACTTCTGGAGTAACTTATTTTTGGAGGTTACTGACAGAGGCTCGGTAAGACCTAGAATAGTGTCATTGTATAGGTCAAAAGTATTAATATAGACTTTTGGAGCAGAGCCTTCATTATCTACAATTGTCCAAAAATCATAGTACTTACCTACCGAGGATGCGGTATTCGCTACCCCCACAGCAGAAGTAGCTAAATGACCACCGATATCCGTAAGTGCGGTAGTGGAGTAACCATCGGGCTGGAGAACTACAGCGTAATGCCCCGTATCTAGCCTAAAAATACCACTAGCCGAAGAAACGTCACCGCCGTAGGTGGAGGCATCAAAATAAGAAGTGGTAGGGTTTACGACCCTGGCGAACGTCGCCCCTGCGCCACTAGAGTTTATAAAACGGGCGTGGACACCCGATGCGACTCCGGAAGCCACCAAACCATACTCAGTGCTAGACGAGTTGTAGTCTAGGTACTTTTCGGGGTCCCCGTTAGAAATAGTCTCCAAATAGGTGCTAGACGCAATCTGGTCTTTAATTACAACTACAGAGCATACTTGGTACGGGTCAGCATAAGCGCCGCTTTTAATGTAAAATAACTCCAAGGCAGTCTTCCCCAGTACAGTGGGGCGATTCTTCCTCGGAACGACGGTAATGCTGTTAATCTTCATGGATGTGTCTCTATTATCTACCCCTGAAGTTTTTATTTTGAGATTCTTTTATAGCCTGAGCCTCAGCCTCTTGGTCTTTAACGAAAAGCTCTAAAAACTGCCTCCTGTCTTCTGAGGTCATATTTTGTACAGAGGCAAAATCAAAACGGCAGCGTCTTACCAACATATACCCCTCTCTGTCTAAAATATCTCTACCACATTTAACCTCTAGCTCGTAAAGAAAAAATTTGCGTTTACTCCCACAGTGTCTATATTCTTGGCGGCGCAAGAATCGCAAATCCACTCGGTTTCAGGGTCCATACCGTAGCTAGGGGTGAAGATTGCCTCCCTCAGATTGGCAACATCTCTAACAGTAGTACCTTCCACAAAAAGAGAAATAATGGTACTGTCGGTCTGCCCTTCCACATCTAAAATGTACTGAGGCAAAGACTCAACCAACTGTTTCACGGACTGCATAGAAGACTCATCACTAACCCTCAAGACCCTAACCCTCGCGGTTTTCTTTGAATCTGGAAGGAAAACAGTAGTTTCCGATTCCATATCGCCTTCCAAGTAATCAACTTTCATGCTAGAAATGTCATAATTCAGGATGGAATCTTTCTTACAGGAATCGCAAACCACCGGACACTTATACTCAGAACCGTAAGAAAGTTGGCGAATCTTGAACAGACAAAAAAGCTTATCAGGAATAGTAAGGTCTTCGTACTTCGGACCTTTAATACAGGTGCTTAGTACGTGATTTAAGGCGTCAAGGGCTCTGTCACCCTGTCCGGCTTGTTGGATTTTTTTCTCGTCCGAATACTTAAGAGGTCTAACCTCGACCGTTTGCTTATCATACCCAGAGTACATCTTACCGAGAGAAGGAAGGTTAAACTCCACAAAAGAGTCTACATTCTTCACGTTCTCCAAAAGAGAAGCGACTGCATCCTTTATCTCTGACACTTCAGGTACTGTAGCATCAGCTGGAGTAGGTAAGGGTTTCTCCCCTTTCTCTTGACCTTCAAACGATTTCGCGAGGTCTACAATTGATTTTTCTTTATCTTTACCGAACATAATTTCACAAATTGTCCTAAAGGACTATAATTACAATATATAATAGTAGTCTTATGAAAATTATTATAGATAATCTAGTTTCAATTTTAGACACAGACAACGAAAAACTAAAAAACATCCTGGAAAAGAAGTACCGGGTGCGCCAGGAAGGGTACCAATACGCCTCTTCTTACAAACAAGGTCACTGGGATGGCTTCAAAAAGTTTTTCCTAAAAAGTTCGGGAAAGTTCGGTACCGGCTTACTATCATATATTATATATGATTTAGGGGTAACTGAGTTAGACTATGAAATAGAGGATAAAAGAGAAAATATAAAAATAAAAGATTATAAAGTACCTACACTTAAATATAGAGATTATCAAGAAGAATTAATAACAAAAGCTTTAAATGAAAAACGTTGTATTTTAAAAGCTCCTACTGGTTCAGGTAAAACTATAGTATTAGCCGGTTTACTTAAAGCCTTAGAAGATAAGACTGGTTTAATAGTATTTAATAAGAAACAGCTTGTTATCCAGACTTACGATTTCTTAACCAAACATGGATTTGACGTAGGAGTAGCTTTTGGGGAAGGTGTGGACATCAAACCTATTACCTTGTGTACCATCCAGTCTATAGACAAAGTCTTGGATACTCACCTAAAGCACTCAGACTTTATTATATTTGATGAGGTACATGAATTCTCCAAAGGTAAATTAGCTGTTAAGGTAATTAAATCTTTCCCCAAAGCACAGTTTAGAATTGGTTTAACCGCAACAGTACCCACAGACAAAATGGCTAAACTAAACTTAATCTCTGCCCTTGGACCAGTAATTGAGGAGGTCGAAGCTTCTGATTTGGTAGACCTCGGGTTCTTAACAAAACCTAAGATTCATATCTTACCAGCCCCAAGTGTAACTTTAGAAAATGACGACACGTATTTGGAAATATACCGTAAGTCTATAACAGAAAATGAGTTACGTAACCAGATGATTAAAGCTTTGGTCAGTGATTTTAGCAAGAAACCATCTAAAACATTAATCTTGGTTAAAGATTTAGCCCACGCCAAAGTTCTTCAAGAGCTTATCCCAGAAGCTTTGAAGCTAGAAGGTAAGGATGACCTCATCACCAGAAAGAAGACTATCGAGGAGTTTGCCTCCGCTGAAACCTCAGTGTTAATTGGTACAACTATCATGCAGACAGGGGTAGATATACCAGAGATAACTCACTTGATTAACGCTAGAGGTCTTAAATCAGAAATCGCAACCTTGCAGGCTATGGGTAGAGCTTTGCGAATACACGAGTCTAAAAACAAGGTTTACATTTTTGATTTCAAAGACTCAGCGCCTTACCTTAGTAAACATTCAACCCAAAGAATTAAACACTACAAATCCTTAAACTTCGAAGTAAAAGACCATGCGTAAAAAAGACGACCCTTACAAAGTGAACCACTTAGTCGAATTTGACATTGAAGAGTTCCGAGACGTTGCGAGAAACCTGAAGAAGATTCAAGACGAGGGAGTTGTTACGGAAGATTCCGTCAGGGTGTTGACCACTATTATCAGCCAACTTACCCACGTAAGAGATAAGCATGTTGACTGTTTAATCAACTGGTTGAAGCAGGATTACGTCCTAGACGATTAACCCTTCTTTTTGAACTTGCTAGCGAAGTAGTTAAAGAGTCGCAGGACAAAGTCCCGGCAAATCCTTAACAGCTTCATGTCGATAGCCCAAAATTTACTCAGCAGCGTCTTCAGTAGGTTCATCGGCTCCTTCCAAGGCTTCAAGGTTTGCTTGCGCTTGAGCTAAATCGCTCTTAGCTTGCTCTATGGCGTCATCTTTCTCGTCTTCTAGAGCAGCTTGCTCCTCTTCCGCTTCCTCTTCTTCGCTCATCGATTGACCTTTGGAGAAATCAATATCGGCAAAGAGGCTCTCAAGGTCTCCCGCCAGCTCTACCATTTCTTCCTTGCTGATTGCAGGTTGTTCTGGTGCTGCGGCTTCCATGTCCTCACCTTCTGGAGCGGGCTCTTCAGCGGTTTCGGTGTCTAGACCTTCTTTAAGGTTTTTCTTCTTGTCCTTACCGTTCTTTTTCTTCTTTTCAAGCGTGCGTTTTGGATTGAGTTGCAACAGGTGTACAGTGATACGAT